GTTGTCCATTTCATGGTTCGTCTCCTTGTTTGATCAACACTTGGTCTGTTTGGCTTGCTTGCGTGCCTTGACGTGCGGATTGCGGTGCTCGCGCTTGTCCTTGGCCAGTTGCTTCTTCTTGGCTGCGGCGGCCATCTGCGCGCGCACGGTCTTCTCGGCCTTCATCAGGAACGACGTCGGCAACGGCGTCGCGGCTTTGGTCTTCGGGCCGATGGTCTTCGGCTTATGTGCTCTGGTGATCGCCGCCTTGTGTGCCGCCGCGACGGCCTTCTTGTGCGCGGCGGCACGCTGCTTGGATGACAGCGGATGCGCGGCGAGCTTGGCCGCCCTCGCCGACGCGCGCTCCTTCGCCTGGTCGTTCTGGATCTTGACCGCCTGGGCGATCTGCGCCTTCGTCGGCGGATGCGCCTTGAGGATCTTCTCGGCCTCCGCCTTGATCTTGGCGCTGGTCGCCCTGGCCTTCGCCGTCGCCGCCTTCTTTTTCGCCTCCGATACCGCCGTGTGCGTGCACGGACGGTGTGGATTCGGCGAGCAGTGGCACGCCTTTTTGCGGGCCGGATGATGCGGGCTGAGTACGGTCATGGGCGGTCCTCGTGGTTGCCAGGTGCCAGTAGTCGCAAGTCTTGCACTGGTACGGGTATTGATCCCGGGGCGGGACGAACGACATGCGAACGATCCTCGCCGCGTGCTTGGCCGCGGATCGCGTCGGATACGTGTACTTGCGTTTCGGCCCGCAGAGCAGGGACGCGCTGATCGTCTGCCGGACCAGCGGCGTTGAGCTGTCGCGGCCGTAGCTGTTCGCGTCCCACGGTTGCCGGGTCTTGGCCCGACGGCGGGCGCCCCGGTTGTCGCTATGCACGGGCCATGCCGTGCTGCGCGATATACCGCCAGTAGAGCGCGCGGTGGTCGACCTTGGCGCGGAGCTGGTACCTGGTCGAGCCGACGAAGATTTCGATCGGCGGCCGGCCGTTGTCGAGGACGATCGCGCGCTCGGCGCCGCACAGTGGCCCGCCGACGAGTTCAGCCGTGCCGTGGATCGTGGTCATGTCCATCACCCTCCCATCTATGCTCTCGGTAGCGGGCCGGGCCGGACCGCTGACAGCAGTCTAACAGCAGGGGGCGCGCAATGGCACGTCGGTCGGGACGCTCGCGAGGTCGTGGATACCAGAAGGCGCTTCCGTCCGGCATGCTGGCGAACTTGCCCGGCACCGGCACGATCGGCGTGCGCACCGAGCCTGGCGTGATCGACGGCCGTCTCGTCGAGACGGACAGACTGGCCGCGTTCATGTCCCGGCCGATGCCCCGTGACCCGCGCGACATGGTGCCTTTCGGCCCGTTGAACCCGCTCCGCCCGCAGCAGCTCGACCCCTCCCGCCCGGACACCGACCGCGCCGAGCCCCGGATCCGCGAGTACGAGGTCGGCAGCAACCTGCCCGGTGTGCGCGATCATCACCATGTCTCGTGGGAGGTGCTGCGCACCGCGGCGGACTCGGTCGACATCATGCGTCGCTGCATCGAGCTGCGCAAGGACCACCTGGCCGCGCTCAAGTGGGCGTTCACGGTGACGCCGGAGGCCGTGACGGCGGCGTACGAGGCGAACCCGGCGGCCGGCAAGTCCGATCTCGAAGCGCAGCTCCGCGCCAAATACACCGACGCGATCAACAGGGCCACGGAGTTCTGGCGCAACCCGTGGGAGACGAACGACGTCGACTTCGCGCAGTGGGTGCGCGCGGTGATGGAGCAGTACCTGGTCTATGACGGCGTCTGCGTCTATCCGGAGTGCACGATCGGCGGGGACATGCTCGCGCTGAACTTGATCGACGTCCGCACGATCAAGCTGCTCACCGACTACCGCGGCCAGCGGCCCCGGCCGCCGTTCCCGGCGTACCAGCAGATCCTCTATGGTTTCCCGCGCGGCGAGTTCGAGGCGACGATCGACGAGGACGACGCCGGCCGGACGGTCGTGCCGGGGGGCTACCTGGCCGATCAGATGTACTATTACCGGCGGAACTTCCGGGTGCAGTCGCTCTACGGCTACAGCGTCGTTGAGCAGGCGCTGAACGCGTCGCGGCTCTACATGCGCCGATTCTCGTGGATGCTCTCCGAGTACGACGACGGCGTGCTGCCCGAGCTGATCATGAAGCTGACCGAGACGACCTCGCTCACGCCGCGCGAGCGCCGCGAGTACGAGGACGCGCTGAACGATGAGCTGGGCGGGAACACACGGCAGCGCCACCGTGCCAAGGTCGCATTCCCTGGCATGGATCCGGTGCTGTTGCCGTCGGTCGACGAACGTTACAAGCCGGACTACGACCTGTTCCTGATCAAGCTGATCGCCAGTCACTTCGGCGTGTCGGTGACGGATCTCGGGTTCAGCGAGGCGAAGGGTCTCGGCAGCTCCGGCATGCACGAGGCGCAGGCCGATGCGCAGGAGATCGCGTCGATCGGCCCGGACAAGGTCATGATCTCCGACCTGGTCAACAAACTCAGTCGCAAGACCCTGAACATGCCGACGGAAATCGCCTTCACGTTCGTCGACGACGAGGGCGACGACACTTTGGCCGGCGAGCAGGCGAATCAAATCCTGCTCAATAGCGGCCAGGCCACGATCAACGACGGCCGGCGTCGCCTTGGTCAGCCGATCTTCGAGATTCCCGAGGCGGACATGCCGTTCATTCTCGGCGGCACGAACGGCGTGACGTTCCTGGAGGGCAGCTTCGCCGCGCAGCAGGCCGGCCGCACGGCCGCGCAGAGTGCCCTGACCGCAGGCCCAGCCGGTGACCCCGCCGAGCCTGGCCAACCTGCCGAGGGTGACGAGAGCGGCACTGCACAGCCCAGTGCACAGCCTGTGGAAAAGTACCTCGGTCCGGATCCGGACATCGCGTCCGCCGTCATCGAGCAGCTGTCGGCCGACTACCCGCCGGAGTCGATGGCCTGGATCCACGGGGCGCACTGGTCGGGGCCGAAGTCCGTGCCGGTGGGCCAGCTCGATATGGCCGACCGCGACTCGTGGCGCGCGTCGCGTCAGCCGGATGTGGTGTCGAAGTTCGTCAAGCGGCAGAAGCAAGGTCGGCTCAGGCCCGCCGTGCTTGTCCAGGAGCCGAACGACGCGCAACTCAAGATCATCGACGGCCACCATCGCGCCCTGGCCGCCGAGCGCAACGGCATGCCGCTACTCGCGTACGTCGGCAAGGTCGGCAAGACCGACGGTCCATGGGACGAGATGCACTCCAGTCAGGTCCCGAACAATGGCGAGCCCGACGTCGAGCCGGTCAGTGCCCCGCCCGCGACCGGCATCATTCCCAAGGCCTTGGACGGCGCGAGCAGTCCCGGCGCTCGCGCGCACGAGCGCGCGGTATTCCGGCGCTACATCAGTCACGGCCGGGATCCGGGTGGTTTCACGTGGAACCACCACGGCACGCATGAAGTCGCTGAACTTCTCAAGGCGACCGCGACCGGCGGGGGCGATGCCGACCCAAAAGCACCGGCACCGGGTCTGCCGGTGCCACCCCCGCAAGGCGCGGATCAGCGCTGGCCGATGTGGCTGTACGACACGGCGTTGGCCATCCTGACCGCACGGAAGCTGCGCAAGGCACTGACCGCTGGGCTGGATACCTCGGCACTCGCTAGCGCGTTCGTCGCGGCCAGGCCGTCGGATCCGGTGGCCTGGCTGCGCGTGCACGGTGTCAACGTCGTCAAGCTGATCACGCAGGTCATCCGCGACGCGATGGCGCAGGCATACGCCGGTGGGACGCGCAGCGCGCAAGCCGTGCTGGCGTCTCCGAATCCGCGCGTCGAGGTGATCGGCCCGGATTGGGGCGGCTGGCGGCCGGGGCGTCTGCCCGCCGCGCGCAAGATCCTGAGCGACGACGGCAGTGAGGTTAGGCTGGCCAAACTTCTCGACGATGCCGACGTCGTGATCGGCCGGGTCGCGGCCAACCGCCTCGACGAGATCGCCGCCGTGCTGGCCGACGGGTTGGAGCGCGGCGAGACGCCGGCCACGATCGCACGGGCGCTGCGCGGCGTGGTCGATGACCCGGCGTGGGCGATGACGGTGGCCTGGACCGAGACGAACAGGGCGCAGTCCGCGGCCGCGCTCGATCAGTACCGCGCGGCCGGCAAGTCGTCGAAGGAGTGGATGACCGCGCACGATCAGCGGGTCTGCCCGGTCTGCGCGGCCAACGAGGCGGAGGGGCCGATCGCGCTGGACGCGGACTTCGAATCCGGCGACCCCCATCCACCCGGACATCCTAGGTGCAGATGTGCCCTTATTCCGGGTATGTCCGTATTGAAGGTCGGGCCAAAAGGCTACGAACATGGTTGGATCTACGTCGGCGTGGCCGGCAGCGTGGCGACGGACGCGAAAAAGTTTCCGGATGCCGAGGCCGGCGACGCGTGGGGGAGGGCCAACTTCCCCGCCACGAGCGCGCTCCCGGCCGCGCAGCGGGTAGCGCTGGAGCGGTACGTCTCGGCGGACTACGAGCACATCAACGGCGAGCTGCGCGCGGGCCGGACGGACGCGCGGACGGAAGCCATCGATGCGGTGATGTCACAGCATCGGCTGCGCGAGGCGGTCACCGTGCACCGCGGCGTGGGACTCGCGGCGTTCGGCGGCAAGCCACCGGCGACCGGTGACGTGTACGCCGATCCGGCGTATCTGTCGACGTCGGTAGGGTCGCAGACGTCGGCTTCGTTCCGCTCGAAACAGGTCCAAATGTCGATCGACCTGCCCAAGGGCACGCCGAGCTACTACGTCGGCGCGGCCGGCGTCCCCGGCGAGCACGAGTTGCTGGTGGGTCGCGGCGAGCATCTGGTGATCACAAAGGTCGTCGAGGTGAAGCACCCGTGGGGTGTCGACTACCAGGTGGAGGCGAAAGTGGTCCATCGTGCGTGAGCGCCCGGATCCCGCGTTCGGCCGCATCGGCTCGGTGACGGTGGACGCCGGACACACCGTTGAGTACACGGTCGACAAGTCGGTGGCGAGCACCGAGCGCCTGCATGCCTACTGGACCCGCGGTAAAGGCCTGGCGAAGTGGGTCGACCACGTGCACCCCTGGACCGCGTTGCGGGATCACCTGGCCAAGTTCATGGATCTCGACGAGGCCAACCGCACGGCCACGGTGTGGATGCACGAGGTGACCGGCACGTACCCCAACTCGGGCAAACATCACTAGCGCTACGATCAGCGCAGCCATACCCAGCGACGAGGAGCCGACACATGCCCAAGGCCAGTGACGTCGTGGAGCGCGTCGATCGCAGCTCCGCCACCGTGTGGGGCGACATCGTCAAGTTTGAGCGTACGACCGACGGCGATCTCATGGTGTATGGCAAGGCGACCTCGTCCGAGCTGGACTCCGACGGCCAGCGGATGAACGCGAAGTGGCTGGCCAAGGCCATGCCGGAGTGGATGCAGTGGGGCAACATCCGCGAGCAGCACTCCAAGATCGCGGCCGGCGTCGGTCGGGAGCTGTCGCACGAGGATGGCTCGTGGATGCTCAAGAGCCTGTGCACCGACCCGGTGACCGCGCACAAGATCGAGACCGAAACGCTCAAGGGGTATTCGATCAACGTCCGCAACGCCATGGTGACCCGGGGCACGCCGTCCACGCCGAACGGCGAGATCGTCGGCGGGATGATCGGCGAGATCAGCTACGTGGACCGGCCGTGCCTGCCGACGGCGACGATCTCCATCTGCAAGGCACTCGGCGACGCGACCGAGCTGGAGCCGTCGGAGCGCCCGGACCTCGACGACGAGACCGCCGAGCCGCAGGAACCCGAGCCGGTCGAGACGATCGGCAAGGCCGCCAAGACCGTGCGGTCGGCGAAGATCCTCACGCCGTCGCAGTACCGCGACACGCTCCGGTTGATCGCGTCCCTGGATAAGGCCAACGGCGCGGTGAACGACGAGAGCGGCGACATCGCGGGTGGTGGCGCGGCCATCGCGCAGATCGCCGATCTCATCATCTCCGAGGCGACCGAACTCAAAAAGGGCCGGATGGAGGAGATCGACGACATCAGTACGCTGGTCAGCGCGTGTAACTCGCTGGCGTACTTCGTCCAACGTGAGCAGCGTCAGGACGGCCAGCCCGCACCGAGCGCGGCCGGCGATGCGCCGATGGCGGTCGGCTCGATGTCGTTCGCGGCCGGCGGCAAGGTCGACGAGACCGAGATCAATAAGCGCAAATTCACGCAGGCGCAGCGCGACGACGCCGCGGACTCCGGCGCGGCCATGCCGGACGGGTCGTTCCCGATCAAGAGCAAGGGCGACCTGTCAAACGCGGTCGCGTTGGCAGGCAAGGCAAAGGACCCGGCCGCGGCCAAGGCACACATCAAGCGCCGGGCCAAGGCGCTCGGCGAGCCGAATCCGTTCGCCAAGGCCAAGGCGGCCGGTGACGCCAGCAAGGCGCTCGGTGGCGGGGATGG